TGTCAAGGGTGTGATAGTATTATAATGAGCAAAGGTGAAAACAAAATGGAATACTGGCTTAACAACCAGCCTAGAAACGATTAAGAATTCAGTAAAATGGGTTCTTTTTTGTTTTTGCAGAGATACTTGTAGTATTCCAACTGGTATATAATTACAATTTTTTGATACAGTTGGAGTGATTTTTTATGAAAGGAAAGATGCTTGACACGTATGAGCGTTGGGAGAAATCTGGACATTTAGAGAACAAATTAAAAGCAATAGCGGAAATGGTATCCAAAAGAGCGACTCAAAAACAAGTTGCTGAGTATTTGGGTATCACAGAAAAAACAGTCATCAAGTTACGTAAAACACATAAACGATTAGACGATGCATTTCAATTTGGTGATGAAGAACTCAAACTGAAGTTAGTTGATGCAATCTATCAACGAGCGATCGGTTTTGAATATGAAGAAACACAGACTGTAATCGAGGAAACAAAAACAGGTACGAAAAAGAGAATAACAAAATACAAGAAGCAATCGTTACCTGATATTCAAGCAATTAAGTATTTGTTGATTACGAAGTTTGGTATCGAATACAACGAAAAGAAAGTAGAAATTGAACTAATGGAGAAACGCCTAGAAAAAGGTGAGGAGGTTTGGACGAATGAATATAGTGATGAAATCAGTATCAACACTCCAAGAGTACGAAAACAATCCAAGAAACAACGATGAGGCAATCAAAGCAGTTGCTAATTCAATCAGAGAGTTCGGATTTAAAGTTCCGATTGTGATTACGAGTGATAACGTCATTATTGCTGGACATACCCGATTAAAAGCCTCTGTGTCGCTTGGTTTAGAAGAAGTGCCATGTATTATCGCAGATGACTTAAATGACGAACAAATCAAAGCATTTCGCTTAGCAGATAACAAAACAGCTGAACTAGCCACTTGGGATTTATCGAAACTTGAAGATGAACTAGCGCACCTAGATATGGATATGCTTCAGTTCGGTTTTGAGGAAATGGAAGAACTGCTTCCCGATAATGCAGCTGACGATGATTTTGATGTTGATGATGAAATACCAGAAGTTCCATTCTCACAACCAGGAGATATTTATGAACTCGGACCTCATCGATTAATGTGTGGTGATTCGACTGATAGTGAACAAGTAAAAACATTGCTTGATGGCAAAGAAGTAGACATGATTTTTACTGATCCTCCTTACAATGTTGATTATGAAGGTACGGCTGGAAAGATTAAAAACGATAAGATGGAAGACGATACTTTCTATCTTTTTTTATTGGATGCGTTCAAGAATATGTTTGAACATACAAAACCAGGTGGAGCTATTTATTGTTGTCATGCAGATACTGAAGGACTCAACTTTAGAAATGCTTTCAAGAATGCTGGATACAAACTCGCTGAATGTTTGATTTGGGTTAAGAATGCTTTAGTGCTTGGTCGACAAGATTATCACTGGAGACATGAACCGATTCTGTATGGATGGAAAGAAGGAGCGGCTCATTACTTTGTAGATGATCGTTCTCAAGATACGATCTGGGAGTATAACAAACCTCGAAAGAATGAAGAACATCCAACCATGAAACCTCTTGAACTTGTAGGAAAATCCATCAGCAATTCTTCAAGACGTCATGAATCAATCTTAGATCTATTTGGTGGCTCTGGTTCAACGATGATAGCAGCTGATCAACTGGATCGTAAATCATTTTTAATGGAACTTGATGAGAAGTTTATCGATGTTACTGTAAAGCGATATATCAAACATAAAAGTTCAAACGAAGATTGCTATTTGATCAGAGATGGAAAAAGGTCTCCACTTAGCGATTTCGATTACTTTGAAAATAAGTCACTATAGTGAAAATATAACTTGCTATTTAGTCTCTTTAGAGTGATATATATAGTAACCAAAACAAAGGAGACTAAGACTATGGAAAAAGAAATGAATGTTAAAATTTGGATTGAAAAATTCACTAACGGAGATTTTGAATCTAAAGACTATGCAACACAATGTGAAGCTGGATGGTACGATTGGTTTTGCAAAGACACTAGCTTAGCTAGTAAAACCAAACGCATGGGAAACATTATAAAGCAAGTTAAACCAGGTGGCAAAATAAACCTTGAAACTATGTATGTGTGGTTCAAGAATAACTGCCCATTAAATGGTCCACTCTATGATGATTTCAGATTTGCTGATATGGAAACTGGAGATGTCCAATTTACAATTCAAATTGAGAGTGTTCATAATGAAAAACGTTATACAGTATACGGGAGAAAGAACGATTTTGATAAACCGCTATTTGAATCAGACTCTTCTAGAGAATTGGTGAAATGGTTCAATGAAGGGTGGGCTTTATAATGTATAAAGAATTTAACGCACATCCCAAAGGAATCAAGACATCAGATTGTGTAGTAAGAGCAATCGCAACAGCAACCAGCACGGATTACCTAGAGTGCCGTAGGGAATTGAATCGCAAGAAACGAGAACTCGGATATACAAGTTACAAAGACACGAAGTTCTTATACGATTATTTGAAGGGATATCCTAGACTTATTTTCAAAGCAATAAAAGGAGAACCAAGAATCAAAGGTAGCGACTTTACAGAGTTACATCCTAAGGGGACTTACATCTTGAAAATGGCTGGACACATTACAGCTTGTGTAGATGGAGTTATACTTGATACTTGGGATTGTTCATATCGATCTGTTTATACAGCTTGGGAGATTAAAAAATAACAATTGGAGCGAAAGCTCCTTTTTTACTAGTTGATAAAGGAGATGAAGTAATGCAAGTAATAACAAGTGAATCCGTATTTAGTGGACATCCGGATAAGGTCTGTGACCAAATCAGTGATACCATACTAGATGCAATTTTAGAACAAGATAAAAATGCTCGAGTAGCAGTAGAAACAGCCATCAAGGATGATTTAGTATTTGTCTTTGGTGAAGTTACAACAACTGCGAAAGTAGACTATGCAGATATTGCAAAACAAAAACTCAAAGAGATAGGCTATGATGATGAATTTGTAGTAATGGAAAAGATATCTAAACAATCAGCAGATATTGCTCTTGGAGTAAATTCAAGTGAATCACATGAACAAGGTGCTGGTGATCAAGGGATTATGTTTGGTTATGCTTGTAATGAAACACAAGAGTTCATGCCATTACCGATTATGTTAGCAAACCAAATCTCAAAAGAAATGGATAAAATCCGTAAAGAGAAATACTCGCACATATTTGGTCCTGATGGGAAATGTCAGGTGTCTGTTGGGTATGAAAATGGTAGACCTACGAATGTACAGACAATTGTAGTTTCAGCTCAAACCAAAGAAGGTTTAAATCGAGAACTATATGAAGATATCATTATCAATGAAGTTCTAACGAAAGTATTTGATTTCGATACGATTGTTGAGGCTGAAGTATTAATCAATCCCACTGGAGAGTTTGTGATTGGTGGTCCTTATGCAGATTCAGGATTAACAGGTAGAAAGATTATCGTTGATACATATGGTGGTTATGCTAGACATGGCGGAGGAGCCTTTTCTGGCAAGGACGTAAGCAAGGTTGATCGCAGTGCGGCTTATTATGCCAGATACGTAGCAAAGGCCGTTGTTGGGGCAGGTTTGGCCACACACTGCGAGGTACACTTGAGCTATGCAATTGGCGTAGCAAAACCAGTAAGTGTTCTTTTAAATACCTTTGATACTGGTGTTATATCCGATGAAGAGATACAAGCACTTGTGAATTATGTATTTGATTTTAGACCAGAAAGCATTAAGAAAGAACTCAACCTTGATAAAGTTAAGTTCCAGGAGTTAGCAAAGTATGGACACTTTGGTAGAGAAGATTTAGATGTTCGATGGGAACATGTGGATGATAAGATAACCGAATTGAGAAACTTATATGAGAAAGCCTAAAGAGCTACATCGTTTCTACAAATCAGTAGCATGGCAAGTTGCTAGAGAAATCAAGATAAGAGATGCTAATGGTAAGTGTGAGAAGTGTGGTGCTTTAGGAGAAGAAGTCCATCACATAATTAAACTAACGATCCATAACGTTAAGGATCCAGCGATTAGTTTGAATCAAGAGAACCTTGAGCTGTTGTGTAAGAAATGTCATAACGAACAGCATAAACGTTTCTCGAAGTCGCAGCAATTTGATGAAGATGGTAATTTGATAATGAGGTAAACTCTCAATTATGTTATAATACCTTTTGAAAGGTGTTGGTAACTTATGGATCTGCTGAACTGTAATTTCACTTCATTGGACAAAAAAGATTTCATTTTGTTAAAAGGTGATGCAATTTTAAAAGTTGAAAACCTTAGAAATAGAATAAAAAATAGTGGCATGTTACTACAAAACGTATTCTGCGTTTATGTATATGAATTTGCCAATGATCAATTTTCTTATCCAAAAGGTGATTCAAGCATACTTTATATAGGACAAACAGCAACTATGGCAAAAGAAATTCAATCACGGTTTGTTCATATAAATAGTGATAAAACAGAAACTGATGGAAATGATGGACAATCAAATATTACATTGTCAAATTTTTATCACAACAATAAAGAGATTAAGTTGACTATATTCCGAGTGAAAAATAAAAAAACAATGGACAAATTAGAAAAATCTTTGCATCAGTCTTTTGTTGCTTTGTATAGCTCACTTCCAATTGCTACTGGGACAACATCAGGTGATTACACACCAAAATCTCTTAAACCATTCATCCCCCCATGTACCATTAAATGTGATTGCTAGGGTACCGCGTAGGGGGCGCTTAAGAAACACGAGACAGATTTTTTGAAAATCGGAAAAGAGGTTTTCAAGTTATGATTAATAAAGAATACGAGCGATTAAAGTCGCTTTTTTCTTTAGTCGATGAATCAAAGACAGAATTAGTAGATAACTTAATTTATCAAGCTGCATTTATGAAAGTGGAACTTGATAAGTTACAAGAACAGATTAGAAAGTATGGTGCAATTCAGACTTCAAATAGAGGAGCACAACGACAGACAGAAGCAGCTAAGTATTACACAAAACTGGTGAACTCATATGGAACTGTAATCAAAACACTAAATAGTATTTTAGGAACACAGGTTGATGGTGGAGATGATGCCTTTGATGAATTTCTTAAGAGGGCAAGCGAATGAATTATTTGGTCGAGTATTACAATGAAATTGAAAATGGAAACATTATTGTAGGTGAAGAGTTAAGAACAGAATTAGATAAATTGATACAGGACATAGATAACCCGTTGTATTATTTTGATGAGAAACCAGGACAACTAAGAATTGATTTCATTGAAACATTCTGTAAGCATACGAAGTCACCATTTAATAGTATGCCCTTCATTCTAGAACTTTGGGAGAAAGCAATCCTTCAAACAGCTTATGGATTCAAGATGACCGATTCAGGATTACGTAGATTCAATGAAGTAATATTATTGATTGCTCGTAAGAATGGAAAGACTACATTTGTTGCTGGTATAGATTTGGCTGAGTTCTTTTTATCACGAGGTGGAGTGGATATCGTATGTGCTTCTAATACAACTGAACAAGCGAATATCCTGTTTGAAGAAATCAACAACATGCGTGAGCAATCTCCAGCTTTATCAAAAGAAACTAGAAGCAAGAAAAACATCTATCACATCTATTCTCCAAAGACCAAGAACAAGATCAAGAAGTTATCTGCTCAATCAAGAAACAAAGATGGATACAATATCGAAGTTGGTTGTATTGATGAAGTCCATGAAATGACGGACTCAAAAGTCTATGATGCAATCAAACAATCACAATCAACAAAGAAAGAACCGTTAATATTTATCATAACCACTGAAGGGACGACCATCGGTGGTTTTTTAGATAGTAAATTAGAATATGCTAGAAAAATGTTAAAAGGTGAAATACAAGATAACAGAGTACTTCCCTGGCTCTACACACAAGACTCAACTAAGGAGATTTACGAAGATCCAACCACATGGCAAAAGTCGAATCCTAGTATTGGAGTCGTAAAACTCAATAATTACTTAGAAGATGTTATGAACAAATCGAAGCACGACTTATCCACAAGGGTGACAATGCTTTGTAAAGACTTTAATATCAAGCAAGCAGATTCAGGTTCATGGTTATCTTTTGATGATTTGAACAATGAAGACAAATATTCAATCGATGATTTAAGAGATTCTTATGCAATTGGTGGTGTCGATCTATCTTCAACAACAGACCTGACAGCTGCAGTCTTGGTTATCCAAAAACGAGATAGCAATAAGAAGTATGTCATACCGCATTTCTTTATGCCAAGTGAAGTAGTGGAAAAGAGAATCAAAGAAGATAACGTTCCATATGACATTTGGATTAAGAAAGGTTTTGTGACTCTCACTGATGGACATCAAAATGACTTTAGTTTAGTAACTCAGTGGTTTATGAAGATGATACAAACTTATGGAATCCGACCACTATGGGTAGGGTATGACCCCTGGAACTCACAGTACTGGATAAAAGAAATGGAAGACTTAGGTTTTAATATGGAGAAAGTAAGACAAGGTATCTATTCTTTATCAGAACCAATGAAAATCCTAGAAGCAGATCTAAAAAACAATGTTGTGAACTATAACAATAATCCTATCTTGAAATGGTGTCTTGCTAACACACAAGCAAAGGTTGATTTAAATGGAAACATCCAACCATCAAAACTAAACTCTAAGTACAAACGAATTGATGGAACAGTAGCGTTGATAATTGCCTATGTTGTTCTAAATAGATATAAGACAGATTATGAAAATATGATATAATATTTATAAATTGGGGGTGCAATTTATGGATATTATTGCAGTAATTATTTCATCATTAACACTTTTATGGACATTCATCAGTTTTTTTTTACTACATAAGCAGTCAAAGGAAATACAGCAATTACAAGCAAAATATGATCGAACAAACTATATGAGTCAGGTACAATTTGATATTGAGATTGAAACATACAAAAAACTTTCTGTAACTTTTCATAAGTTATATTTTTCAATACACTCATTGTTTCCAAATGGGCTAGACAGAGCTACTCCATTTGATGAGGAAAAGAAAATTGAATACAGAAAGAAAATCTATGAAGACGCAGTAAAGGCATACAATGGATATATCGAAGTGCTTTTTGCTAATAGACCTTTCATCGATGAAAACATATATAAAGGGTTTGATGAACTTAGAGATAAAGCAAGATTGCAAATTGCATGGTTTCCGGACCTGATGATCTTTAAAAGAGATACATATATAAAAGAGTATGCAGAGGAAGAAACTCAATGCTGGAAGAGAACTTCAGAAATTGAAAAAGAAAAAGATGAATTATTAAAACTGGTAAGGGAACATCTTAAATCAATCATGAAATAGGAGGTGCACATGGCCTTATTTAAGAGAAGAAAAAAGACTGGATCATTTGATGCACTCCAGTTAATCAGTAATTTAAATACGTTTTACACACCATTTGGTACAAACATTTCAAAGAGTGATGTAGTAAAAATATGTATTGATCGAGTCGCAAGTCAATGTGCGAAACTCAAACCCAGATTTATAAAAACCGAAAACGATAAGACAGTAACCGAGAAAAAAGGTAGGCTGTCTTTTCTTTTGAAGTATAAACC